ATCCCACTGTGTCATCAGTGCTCCCTTGTCTTGAGTGATACTGTTCTCACATATAATCTTATGCAGAATGGGATTCATCTCTGCTGCTCGTGGATATTTGTGTGCTTGTATATCTCCTATCTTCATATCCATAAGTTTAAAAAGCGGATGATCGGAATCGAACCGACGACATCTAACTTGGAAGGATAGCGTTCTACCGCTGAACTACATCCGCAAAAAAGGGGGAGGTCAATCCCCAAGGCACATGCACGCCACCTGTTTTAGTTTAGATGCAAAACAGGAAATCATCCACACGGAAGGGGTCAAATTGGATCCACCACTTATTCTTTGACTGGAAATAAGAAACCAGGCGGGAGAGATATCCCATCCGCACCAGGGTAAGTTTAATGTCATTCCAGGACACAGGGGTCAAAAGACCATCCCGACCAGAGCGAGTTTAAGAGTCATCTCGGGACTTGTAATCTTCAAAGGAGATTACATCATCGCTTGCAGATCCAGGAACTGTTCCTGCTGCACCAAATTCAATGTTATCCATAAGATCTAAATCTTTTCCAATCTTCAAACTACTCAGATAAGGAGATGACAATTGAAAAGAATAGTCAGGATCATTCAATCGGTCATAAAACTCTTCAGTATTATCACTGAAGCGAATGGTGTTATTGATTTTTGTCCTCAGGTCACGAACTGAATTGAGTGTATCAAACAGTTCGGAAAGGTATTCATCTTCGCCTTCTGCAAGAGCGTTGATCAATGCCTGACGGATAGCTTCTTCTGCTTTCTCTAGTTGTGATGTAACGCTCATAGTAACCTCAGTTGTATTTACGGTAGGCACCGACCTCAGGATCGGGGTCTAACCACTTGGTGTATTCAAAGTCCTCAATGGCATAGTCTAGTTGAATAGAATTGTCAAGGAGGTACATATCAGAGTAACGCTTAGTCCAGTCGTTGTACTTCTGGATACGATAGTCTGGCATACCGTTGATCTCTAGTTTACCACACTCAACGTAGCGGTAAGGATAGCGTTCAAGGATGACTTGTGGTTTCATGATGCTTCTGAGTGGTCACTGTACAAATTATACCACTCATCATCAGTCATCTGGGAGTATGCTTGGTCCAGTTGTTCAGCTGGCATAGCAACGACTGCTGTACCATCTTGTTTACGAACCAAAAACTCCTCTTTATTGGTTTCAATGCGTTCCATATACGCATCAAAGTTTTTTTCAAAATCCTCTAATGATACTTCAATCATACCTGACAGCAGATTTTCTCCCGTTGCATGTGTTTAATAGATTCTTGACATCCACCTAGGTGTAGGTCGTCAAGAGTAAGTTGTGGGAACGTTGCCCCGTCTCCAAATTTAGCATAGAACTCTTCTCGTGTAAAGTCACGATCAAGTTCATATGATACGTGTTGTAGTTCTTCTAACTCCATAACCTTTTTGATCTTTACACAGTAAGGACATCCAGGTTTTGAATAAATTGTGATCATGCTTTTAGTTGCTTAAAGTCTTCTTCAAAGATTGCCAGACCAGCGTCTGTCAAGACATGATTATACATCTTGTCAAATACTTTAGTAGGTAGCGTAGCTACGCTAGCACCATAAAGGAAACATCTTGAAACGTGGTGTACATCACGAAGAGATGCTGCAAGGATTTGAGTCTTGCAATGCTGAACTCCGTACAACCCAGAGATTGCACGAATTAATTCTACACCACTGATAGAGTTATCGTTGCATCGTCCAACAAAAGGAGAGATGTATGTTGCACCTGCTAGTGCTGCCATCGCTGCTTGTGCAGCAGAGAAGCATAGAGTTACATTAGTCTTAATTCCTTGCTCAGTTAGATCTTTACAAGCAATCAGACCCTCTCTGGTAAGAGGAAGTTTGATTGTAATTTCCTCACCAATAGCAATGTACTGCTGAGCATTCTCAATCATTTCACTAGCAGTATTTCCATTGACTTCTGCTGAAATGCTCACAAAATCAAAGTCTCTGGAGAGACGAGTAATGAATTCATGATATGAAACACCAGACTTACGAACTAGTGTTGGATTGGTAGTAATACCAGCGATTAGACCAGTCTCATAACGGTCTTTAATCTCTCTATAATCAGCGGTGTCTAAGAAAATTTGCATGACGAATTATCAGGTTAAGTATATAGTAACCATCGGGGTGATAGGATTTGAACCTACGACCTCCCGCTCCCAAAGCGGGCGCTCTACCAAACTAAGCTACACCCCGACTAGATCCTCTTTCCAGAGGAATTGTTCTTCCAGATTATAATGCAATTTGTAGTTGGTTGTCAACACATAATATCCAGTGATACTGACATTATCACATTCAAATCCATAACCCTTGACTTTTTCACATGCTCCATCAATTACAAAGCATTTATCGGTGTGTAGATAGCTGTGAAAGCGTTCGTCTAGGTTAATCATTAGCGTTCCTCAAAAGTGATGCGTCGGACTTTGCGCTTGCGTCTGTCCTCCTGATATTTTAGGTCACTTTCTGACAGAATTCCGTTATATTTAATATTTTTTTCATGATTGACTAACACAACTTGACTTAAGTCAATTGCACCAACTGTATCATCAACTACCCTCATTTGATTAGGGCAACCACAGAACTGAACTTTGCTAGTGCTTGTCAATTCTTTGCGACAAACCTTGCATCTTGCTGTTAACATTGTATAGCATTTAACCTCTTATATGAAATGGGTGAAGAGGGGATTGAACCCCCGACCGCCTCCGTGTAAAGGAGATGCTCTACCGCTGAGCTATTCACCCTAAGTGTCGCTGAGAGGACTTGAACCTCCACGTCATAAAGACACTGGAACCTAAACCCAGCGCGTCTACCAATTCCGCCACAACGACAAGGCGACTCAGGTAGGATTTGAACCTACGACCGACTGCTTAGAAGGCAGTTGCTCTATCCAGCTGAGCTACTGAGTCAATGGTTTTTAATTTTGCCAGTAATAATGATAGAAATTACCTCTGGCATCACACATCGGATCTTGCGATGCTACCCGATATTTTAGCATACTTTGTCCCTTAAAATCTGTCCTATCTCCAATGGTGCTATATGCAGAGAGCAACTTGGATCTGTCTTGTAGTCTTTGCACTAAGGCATGGTCTACATAAGGTCTGTTACGCCACATTCCCTCGTATTGTCCAGGTGAATATACTACACCAGATACATTACCAGGAAACTTAGAAGACCTGACTCTATTTAGTACAGACACTGCGACACAATATTCATCCATAGTATTAGGTGCTGCTTCAACTTTGACCACCTTAGCAAGGTGAACATAGTCAGCAGGTGTCAGTGTCAATAGCAGTTGCAGAAGGGAGATCAAAGTAGTCTTTCCTGTAGTAACGTCCGAGGATGTTTGAATTATAGTAGGCAGGGGTGCCGTCTGTCAAGGCTTTTGTCAGAACGTCGTGAAGAAAAAGTTGTCTTGTTTCTTCATAGTTGACCCTTCCAGGTGTCCCATGGAGGGAGAGTATGGTTCTACTAAAATTCTCTTTACCGAATTTTTTGATGTCGTCTTTGAGTTCTGGACATGACCCATAATACCGCTTCCAGTCACTCTCTGAAGTGACTCGTCGCTTTCCACCTTTTGGTTTTCTCTTTTGCCAAAAATACTTTCTCCCAATGTACTGTCGTTCGTTGGTGAGATTGGTAATTTGATAAACAAAACCCCAGTTGTCCCGAATAAGACTCCCATCAAACACGGTGCCCATATATCTCCAAGGGTTTGGGTAACTCTCTTCCACACTTTCATAATGTCATCTCCAGTATTTAGGGTACGTCAAAAAGCACTTCATTGATGTAGGTATCTGCCCACTTTACACCAAAATATTTCTCTAGAATTTTTCTAGTCTTGTCATTTCTCTTCTGATTTTCACAGTAATCTATCTGTGCATTGTATCTTTGCTCTGCTCTATCATAATCAATGTTAGTTTTCCAGACTGCACCAACAAATGCATCAAGATATTCATTGACAACATGGCAGAATGTCTCTAGTTCTTCTTCAGTTTCTAGTCTAGCAAACTTACAATAAGGAGAGAAG